TATTTACACTTAGACTTTTTAAATTTAGCTCGGCGTTAAGAGTTCTTCCATTCGCCGAATTAGCTGAGTTTATCGAGGACCTCGCGTCCAATATTACAACTTCTGCACAAAACCCGACCATTAGCTACATCCCAAAGCTCTTTACATTCCCTCGCTTTTTGTGCCGAGGTAATGTCATTATCCCTGAGTATGTGAGCAAATTTCTTTATATGGTCAGCTTCCAAATTCTTGTCTGTTCCACAGAAGCAGCATACTGCGCTAGATCTCATCACTGCTTTTCTCCACCTATCGTATTGTTTAAGTGATCGTATATGTAAACCTAATTCGGTAATCCCACCCTTCCAGTTTGGATTGTCTTCTCCTAAAAACTTACCCATCCTGCTTAACGATAAATTATTGCGATGCTCCTTAGACTTAGCCTTACCCATTAATGACCTGGACCTATCTCGCTTGATCCCATGTCGATTAAAATACTTCCAAACAGTTGTTTCTCCACAACCTAGAAGTTCAGCAATTTCCAGTAGACTCTTAGTGCCATACTGCTCTATACACCATTCTTTATCCAAAAGTTCAGGATACCTTTGCCAATTCTTTGCTTGCCATTTATGTAAGCAATTTTCGCTGCAAAAGTTAGTTTTCCCTATACTACTTAACTGTCTTTTAATGTGCTTGCCACATGTATCACATGCGACGATCTTCTTCTTATCTTGGAATAAATTGAAACATTCCCTAGAACAAAATTTTCGTTTGTTATTATCTGTTTCATATTCCTTCCCACATAGATTACAACTTTTTATCATTCACTAATTTTATCATAGTGTATGACGCGGTAAAGTTGATCCTCTCTCCTTGCACCATCCTGATAGGTTTGTAATCCATATGCCATATTAAATATTCACCTCCTTGTTTTTGTCTTTAACTTCCAGATACAGGTGCGATCCTACTAAACCGTTCCATGATAGCCGCCGCGTCTCCACGTCTTGTTCTTTCGATTAAGTCGCTTTGATTAGCAACATCATCACGTCTATCAGATCTGCCCGTAACCTCTAAACTTGCCTGTTCTTTAGGCCCTAACTGTTCAACTGCATCTGTCGCTGCTTGCTTCTTTGCTTTCTCCACAGTCTTGCTTTGCTGACTTCTTGCCAGTTCAGCAGCTTGCTTTGCTGGCAACTCGCCACCATAATCATCCGGATTCATTAAAGAATCAGTGATTATTGCACGAGTCATCTTGTGCAACTCCTTGTCGTGGTTCTTAGCATTAGGATCAAGCTCTGGGAACGCTTCATAAGCTTCCCGCTCCTGTTGCTGTTGAACATACTTCTCGAACCTCTGCTCGGCTAACGTAGCCTTTTTGTTGGCTTCCGTTGTGGCCTTTTGCATCTGTTCTAGCTGATTCACATCAACATACCCAGTATCAGGATTATACAAAGGTGTACTTTCCTTGGGCCGTTGACTCAAGCTATTAAACGTACTTTCGAGCCTTTGTCTCGCCATACGTTCATCGCCGAGTTGTTCTCTCAGCTTGTCAAACTGTTCTGCAGTACGGCTTGAAACACCGTCTGATAACGATAACTCTTCCTCAGTATCTGGTGATTCGGATACTTCCACTTCGGGACCGGCCTCTTCACCTTGAGGTGTTTCGTTAAGGTTTTGTTCTTCGCTAGGCATTGGCGATTGTTGTTCCTCTACAACGTCTTGTTGTGCCTGTGTCTGATCTGCCATATCAAACTCCTTTCTTTTGCACTTGTTAAACCGGTGCATACCGGTGGCAACTAATCCAGCTATTTAGCTGGCTTCCACTATCTAAAAGATAATGGAAATCAGATAACTAGTTTCCCATTCCTGTATATGTGTCCCTCTTTAACGACACTATCAGGATCAAGGAAGTAACCTATGTTGCATAATTGACACTCAACCTCTTGCGATGTTCTATGCACAAAGTGATGTTTACAAACCTTGCTGAACTTCTCAAGGTGCATGTCAACCTTTGCATCCTTCCAATAGTCATCACTCGTTGGTGGCAAACTATCAAGCTTCTTCTTGCTATCCATTAAGACCTGTATTCACCAGGATCCAGATCAACCTGTATGTCAGGTGATTGTGTCTGCTGTGTGTCAGATCCCATGTAAACAGTAGCGTTACTTGCCATAGGTGCAAATCTCCCATCATCCATACTGCTCATATGCTCGTTGGGTCCTAAATGGTATTTGTACCCGTCAACATCGTATACCGTCTTGTTCTCGAGATCAGTATCTTTACCATCTTGTGGTACGTTTCTTATTCTTACTGACATATATGTCCTTTCATCTAATTAATTACTTTCCTATATCAAACGGATCGATATCTGCACTCTCCTTCTTCTTAATAAGCGCAGCTCTCCTATCTTCCATCTCCTGAACGAATCCTAGTAGCTCCTTGCAAGCTGTTGACCAGCCCCAGCCAACTGTGTACTGGTACAGGAAATCATCTTTGTTGCTGGACTCCCTGGGGTCCACCCAACTGTTGTGGGCCTTGCGCTCCAACATTGGCTTGAACACTTCCTGCCATCCCCTGCTCTGCGCCACCTCCAACACCAGGTTGGACTCCTCCAATGCCAGCTCCTCCTCCTTGGTTAGCTCCATTTTGTTCGCTCCTTTCAAAATATTTATCTGCATCTTTAAGCCCCGCTGATTCAAAGAAATCTTCCATCAACTCTTTCATGTTGATTCTGTATCCTTCTTGAGCCAACGAACCTTGTACTACTGGGTTCTGTACTATCTCAACTAATTGCCTCTTAATGCCAAGCATCTGTGCTTCATCTGGTATAGACATACTCTGTACGTCTGGTATGTAATCATATGAACCTGATAAGTCTTCTTTCTCTACTAGCAAATGCCCCATCTCTCCTAGCTCATCAACTGCAAATTTAGGCAATATCTCTCCTTCAACTTCAACTGGGAATCTATCAGTGGCAAACTCTTCGGGGTTTAGGTTTAATCCATCTAACTCCTCAGAAGAGAAATCAGCCAGCAACTGGTCATCAATCGTCTTACCACCTAAGCCAGCCTTCTCAAAATACCTGATAGCGTCTTTGCCTACTATCCTTATCACCTTTACATGCTCGTCTTCATCCTTGAAAAGGAACTGTTGGTTCATCTTGTGCCAGAACATCATCTGCTTCTTCATGGACTCTGATAAGAATATCTGATTGAAGTTATCCCTCGCTAACCTTTGCGTGGCTGTGTCCTTTACCTCTGTAGCTGTCTTATCAGACGCACCAGGTAATGCACCAGAAGTAATAGCGCTAGTTTCACCTAGCCCTTCTTGCATTGCACTTACAAGCAATCTGTATGTGGTTGAGAATTCAGTAACCCCTGTAGGACTTTGATCGTGAGTCATTACATCAGAGCTTGGATCATTCATTAGCCACTTCTTGCCAGGCCCAAATTCCAATGTGTGCATCTGTACCCCAGTTGTGCGCACCTTTAACGGTGCATATAAACTCATGTTGATTGCATCTACATACTGAGACCATAGTGCGTTAGTAGCCCTTTGTAACTTCGCTACTGGTTCAATCTCGGATAATCCATATAAGTCATCATCTATTGGGTAATACTTGAGTAATATAACTGGTATCTGTCCGTGGTCATACGGATTAGGTATGTCCCTAATTATTACACCATGCTTAGGTGCAAACGTAATCCACCTATCATTACGATACTCAGTAATTATTTCAAACGTCTTAAACACCTCGTCACGCCCTAAGTAATCTGTGAGATTGCTGATAGACTTGTTCTTTGATAGATAATTTGATTCTCTTGTATCTCCACCACCTTTATCTTCTTTAACCTTCTGCCTTAATATATCAAGGTTTTTGTATACAGGCTTTGACCTCGCTGCATCATTAACCTCTTTGAGTTCTTGCACCGTTGTGTAATCCCTGTACTGAAACCAATTCTTTATAGTTGAATATGATGGATTGGGTAGACAATCTCTGTTGACTATCGGTGTGAAATCAGGGCCATCAAAGAATACTTGCTTCTTACCTTTTTGATCATCTTTTTTATCACGCTTGACCCTTGTCTCATATTTCCATTTGGCAATAGCAAAAGATGCTCCATACTTGCGTGCGTTCATATCCATAGTAGCCCACTTAGCTAACATGGGTTCAGCACCTGACCGCTCGTTATCATCCCATTGGAATGAAAGCAACTCATTGTTTATCTGTGCGCCTATTGTGTCGCCACCTTCACGTGGTACCATCCTGCCTCTTGGCTTCTTGGCAAACAGTCTGGCCGACTTCTCAAATATAGCTGTGAATATTCTTGGATCAAAAATTGTGGAACCGTATGGCCATCCTGACTCTTCTATGTGTGATCTGAACAACACGTCAGCTTTATCAAAATCAATAATACGTTTCTCTAAATCTTCTTTGGCTACCTCGTAGTGTCTGATAACCTCAGTAAATAATTCTCGCTCTTTTGTTGTTCCTACCGGTTTTAATTCTGCCATAACAATTAAAAAAGCCACGAGTGTTGGTCGTGGCTCAATAGTTTTTAACTTTTGTAGAGTCCTCTTCTATCTCATTCTAACAGTAAAGCTGGCTCTTTGACAAGTTCAGACTCCACCGCTGATATCTGCTCAATAATTCTATCAGATATTGATATCTTAACATTACCAAATCCTGTGCCATGTGCAATGTTTCCTATGTTGCGTATTATCGCTGGAATAACATCAGGGTTTACCCTTGTCTCCTGCAATGCAATCTTAATCATGTATAAATCAGGATCAAGACTCTTAACTAACGCCGTATACTTTGCAATGTTGCTTTCAGTTTCAGTCATGTTTTAATTTCCGATGTTCCATTGCTTGTCACTCCATTGAGGTGGTACATCTATAACCTCCTGCTTCTTATAACTTACCATGAAATACGATAAAGCGTCCATCAAATGATCATTGGCTTTCTCTGGTACGTCGGGTTCGTTAAGATCTTGCGCCCTTGTTACTGATTTCTCTTGCCATCGGTAAGTCTCGAATTCCCGTATCCCCTCAGTACATCTATCAAAAACAAATAGCCTAGGAAGGCTCTCACGAGGCGGAACATGCTCGACAACATGGCCAGGTATTGGCCTGATGCGTTCTGCAACCTTTTCTATCTTAAACCTTACCCAATTACTAAGGCTTGTACCCGTTTCCTTATTCGCTGGAGTAATATATATGCCTCTTTTAGCGAATTCTTGTATCCATTGCGCTCCTGAAGGATCCCCATAAGTCGCCACCACTTTATTACTAAGAGGGTTAGCGTTAACCACACCAGCGTGAAAATCAATTGTTTCCCCCGATCTGTAGTGCTCATCCACAATAAAACAATTATCATCCGTATCAATAGCCACCCAAATGCATACAGTAGGATTGGTACTACCAAAATCAAATGCTCTATAAATCGACCACGTCTCTGGTATATCGAATGGCTTAATAACGTGTATGTCTCTTTCAAACTCCTTGTACACCAACCCCGTATACTTCCTAAAATCTGCCATATACTCCTGCGCAAACGTGTCTTCGGTAAGATCCTTCTTAGCATTGTCTATCTCCTTCGCAGATATATAGGGATTGTCGTAACTCGTAAACCGCCATGACTTGTAATCCCCTTCGTTCTGCCCTTTTAAATATAACTCGTGAAAATGATTATAACCTTTAGGTGTCGATATGAATATCACAGGCGCTGCATAGTCTGTTAACGTTGCCCGTAACACTTCATCCCACAACCAATCCCAATTACGGATGCTGGCTATCTCATCAACTACCAACCCGCGTAACTTAACACCTCTTAACGAATCAGGGTTCTCAGCACCCTTTAACTCAATAATAGACCCATTCTTTAATGTAAACGATAACTCAACCTCGTTCTTCTTGGCTATCCACTCCTTGGGTATCTCATTCTGTATATTACGCCAGTGAATCATCTTTGCCTGCTTGTATGACGGCGATATAATCCAATATAACCCAGGCTGCTCAGTTGCCCACTTTAAAACAATCATTCTACTTACTACGGATTTTCCAGCACGCCGACCAGCACAAATTATCCTGAACCTATGTGGATCATTGGCAACCTCTATCTGCCATTTTGTTAGTTTAACTTGTATCGCCATCTTGTATGAATTCAACCCCCATGTTTACCTGTAAATTTGTCTGATGCTGTGTCTTACCTTCAAAAAATTCACCAGCCTTTACTACCTGATCTATCTTTTTCTCCTTTGGTACAAGCTCGTTTAACTTCTTGTGTACCTGTCCAATACCTTCGTACTTCATCAACTTAATGACTTTATTAAACTCAGTCTCAAAGTCAGCTAAGTCTTCCGGTGTTTCAATATTCATGTAACGCTTAGCCGTGCTTAAACCTATACCAAGCCATTCCGCAATGTCAGAATACGTGTACCCTTGTTTTTTCATTGCCTTTGCAGCCTCTCTTTTCTCCGGTAAAGGAAGCCTTTTAGGTGACTTGTTCGCCTTAACGTTATTTATCATCCTCTTCTTCTACTGTAATTTTATATACCACGTCCTTGGATAACTTGAAAAGCTCTGCAATATTATCAACTTCATACTCGCCAGTCTCCATTACAATAATAACGGCATCATCAGATTTGCGTGTACGAATGTCTATGCGATCAACCAAAAAAACAATGTCTTCCATTTTGCTAATAATACCACACTTGACATTGGTGTTATACTTTTTTTATAAATTAAACTAGAGTATCAAGGTATGTGAATTTAGACGCTTTTTAAAGCGGATAGCACTAAGTGCTGGACCCCTCAAGGCTCAATGAGTTACCCTCATTAGACCTTAGGAACTTAAATAAGTTAAAGACGCAACCACGACAAGAGTACGAGGGGTTTATTAAGGGGAGGTCGTAATGTGTTGGATTCCTTATAATAATATATCAATTACCTATATGAATACTATGTTTTGTGTGTGAGTAGACGTCGTAATGTCTAGAGTTCCTCTATCCTCCACTTGTCTTGTCGGTCTTTCTTGCCTTCGTACAACCATATTTCACAGGGTACTTTGATGTTCTTCTCTTTCACCCATGCTTTGATCTCTTTGCGGGCTTTGTAAAAATCACTTGCGTTGCTTTTGATTTGGATTAGTCTGAC